AGAGATGCATGCTGAGCCATCATGTTTCCTACCACCTCAGGCAACTTTAATAGAGCTTTCTCAACAGCTCTATCGATAATTTCCAGCTTTTCTTCTTCTGTAAGCACATCGCCCTCCTAATAGTCGATAATATCAAGATCCATGTTGATGTCTACACTCATAGGCTTATGATATCTAGGAGCATCAGGTCTTGAGGGTTGAACAGTATTATCACCCTCTCGATTAATAGAGATATAAGTAAGACGGATTCCATAGTCCTTCTCGAACTCCGCTATCTCATTCAGTATCGTAGTCTCAAGAGAGATTTTAGCCTTCTTAACCTCTTCAATCGTTGCCTTATTCTTCATCTCATCCTCCCATCTGCATATTTCCGACAAGATCTTCTTCCACTGTATCTTTGTCTAGTCCAATAACATCATCCATCACTATAGACCTGAACTCTTTAGCAGCATCAAGATTACGATAAAGAGCATCTACCTTATATAGAGCAGCTGCTATGAGTGTATCAGGCTGAGCCTCAGTCCAGTATGACTTAGTTTGCGTCCAGACCTCCGCAGCTAATGTTGCAGATAGTACAGGAGAATAGAAGAGACCAAGAATCTCTATCGTATAGGTTCCATCTGGAGGCGGCATTATCACTATACCATTATAGTTGAAATGCTGAGCAGGAGCTATAGCATTATAGAGAAGAAGATCACTTACATTATACATTCCAGTTACAGAGGCAAGAGTATCAGGATGAGGACGAAAAACTGCAGGAGCATAATAGCGAGGAACTCCTTGTGCTACAGCAGAGAATTCTTCACTATACTCCGTTTTAAGCCTCTGCATTGTATCAGGAATAAGTTGGATCTTTCCATCTGCGTTAGCTGCCCATACTTCCTTTATAGCTCTGATGCCGATAGACTTGACAACAAAGGTTCCTGCCTCTACAATAACAGGATAGCGTGCATTCATTTTTCCTGTATCAAGAAGGCGGTCTAGATACTTCTGCCCTGCGTTCAGATAGAAGTCTGCCCCATCATCTTCAAAAGTAGTAGAATTGATGAGATCATAACGGCCTGAGACTACTATGAACTTCCATCGTATATCTTTATAGTCCATTTCTTGCCCTCTCGCTATGGTAAATAATTTACCATAGTTAGCGATAATATGCTATGTAGCTTGCCCCAGTTCCAGAGACAGTAACATATATCCCAACTTTAGCCTTAATAGGCAGACCTGCGACGAAGTTGTCAAAGTTATTTGCACCTGCTACCACTCCCTTAAACAGTTCAGTTCCTGTCGCAGTGAGACCGTCCTGTACGGTAACAGTTGCGGGATTGGTTCCATCTGTAATAATGAGGACACCTAAGAACTCACAGCGTCCTGACTTGATAAGAGCCGATGCAATCTTAAGTCCACTCGAAAGACATGCTTCCATTTTATACTCCTTTCTATTGTGAAGGGTAGGGAGGCTCTGGAGTAACCTCCCTACCCACGCCGCGCAAAGAGGAGGAGAACCACGGCGAACTACACAGCGCTATCGATACCTACGCCATTGAGGAATCCCATACATGAGGGATGATGCAGTTCGAGTGAAGACTCCGTTAGGAACTCCTCATCGGTAGCATCTTTCCTTGCCGCGTTCACTCCCGGCCCAGACTTCTTAGCCTCTCCTTCACCATAGAAATCTGTATCATCAATGTACTTGTAGATCAGATTCTGCGGCTCAATGATAAGCATAGAATAACGCAAGGTCGCTTCAATTGAGAAGAGAGGATGCGTCAGTATATTGATCACTCCAAAAGGCGTTTGCCACCTATTGATATTGATCCCGTAGGTCCGATCAGCCGGCTGCAGCTGCATATAAGAGCCAGTCGATGCCAGCTTGTTCAGACCAAGAAGGGCGCCAGAACCACAGAGCGCCAGCTTCTCACCCTTCCCATAACGGAAGAGGACTTCAAGATACGCGTTCAACCACTCTTCACCACCGCCGGCCTCAGTCCAATCCTTGCCAGTGTAGGTGGCGTTCAGGGAGTAGTCGTCCACGTTCGCATTTGCATCTCTACGGATGATAGTGATGATTCCATCCATAGTCCGTTCGGGGTAGCCATTGTCCCCAGTAACTTCAGACCGTACACCGAAGAGGTAAGCCTTCTCCATCTCGATACCGTGATTTTCGAGGGCCTCACGCTTCATCTCTTTATACGCGTCACCAGTACGCAGGCGGGTCTTACGGGCAGTACGAGTGATGCTCAGTGGGCTTCGGAAGATCTGTGTGAAGTTGTAGATTTTCACAGGATCGTTCGTGATACCAGTTGGCATAACTGCACCTTCCGCGTTGATGTTACCTACGATCAGCGCAACGTCTGCATCGGATAGATCATGAGAGTGGTCTGAGTTATCATCGGCTTCCAGCAGCTTCACCTGAATGTAGGAGCTGGCACCGTTCACGTTCTTTGCTACAACCTTCGCGTTCACATCAACTGTGAAGTCGCTTGCGTCACGCAGAAGGACCTGATGTCCGACCCTGAAGTATGAAACTCCATCAGCCGACATCTTGAGATAGAGCACAGTACCTACCACACCACCACTAGTATACGCAGTTGAGAGAATGGCATCTGTGTAGACGCCAGTGATAGCTGCTCTCTGTGTTGCCAGACCCTTCGTCCACCAATTGAACTCAGGATCGTCCACTCTTTCGCTCTTCAACTTACTCATAATAGCAGTAAGTGGAGCGGTTCCGTTGGGATAGAGCCAGAGGATACCTTCCCGATAACTCTTAGGCCGCTGATCAGTGACCCAGCTACCGGTTCCTCTCATACCTAAAAATGCTCCCATTTTGCTACCTCCTTATACTTGCTAGTCCCTATTAGTTAGGGATCTTGATTTTGTAGACAAATGACACTTCCACAGCCTTCGCCCCGTCCATAGTACCCGCAGGCACATAGAGACCATAGGTCTTGCTGAACGCCCCAAGATCATCCGCTCCATCGAACTCCGCTTTGATCAGACGATCATAGAGCGCACCAGGGCACGCAGGCAGGCCAAGGCTTGCGCCAGCACCAATACTGATAGTGTCATCAGTAGTAGTGACTGTACCCGACACCAAAGCCCACGTAGCACTAACGATCTTCGCAAACGCCTTCACTGATGTCACAGCACCAGCTGCAACAAAGGACAGAACGTCTGTGATTCCCACTCCGTTCTGATCCACTCCGACCAGGGTGAGCGTTGCACCAAGAATAGACGCGTTAGCATCCACCAGCAGCGCTCGAACTGTCCGAGGATAGTCCGGCTGAGCTGCGATAGTGAGCACTCCACCAGTTAAGGTAGAGAGTGCCACTGTAGTGACATACGCGCCACTTCCAGCTGCCTCCGCTACGATAGGCAACGCAAAAGACCGAAAGCCTACCTTTTCAATATATCCCTTAATTACGTCCATTTTGTTCCTCCTTGTTCAGTTACTTTGTCTCTTCGAGTAGTTTCCATGCTTGACCAGAAACTAATGGCGCATACGCCTTTGCAACCACTTTCTTTATAAGGGCAAGCTCCTCCGCTGTTACTTGAACAGACTCAGGATTGTTCTTAATCCTCAAAGCCAGTTCCCAACGCTTGAGCTTTTCCTCTCCACCTAGATTACGCTCGTCTTCAAAAGCAAGACACAGCGCGTTCATAGAGACCAGACGTAAAGTGATTGGAACGCCTTCTTCACCTTTAATCTCTCTATCCAGCATATCGACCAAGACCTTGTTCATATTGACTTGCATTTCATCTCTCCTCTTATTCTGCTGTTATGTTTCTTTTACTGAAACACTTACTGATAGCTCCCATGTCTTGCCAACTGGAACTTCTCCTTCAAAGAACTTATTAACTTCACCTCCAGCAAAGGTCTTAAACTCTACCTTTCTACCTGCTGGCATGCTTACTTGTATGCTCCCTGTTCGGACAACAGTTCCATTTGGAAACGCTTGGTGCAGTTCTAGTGCCATATCACCTCCTAATTCAGTGTGTCATACAGAGGTATATAATAAGGTGTCCCGTTGATATTGTTGATGAGATACTTATCACACTTGATATCGGCATCATCGCTATCCTTCAACGATCCCGCTCCAAGAGGTGGCTTGGAAGCCATGGTAGAGTCGAAGTAGAACAAACTCGCCCATCCACCAGAAGTGGTATTAAACCAGACAAAGGCATCAGGTACTGATCCACCAGTACTCGTTTTGATACCTGCCTCGACTCCGCCGACTGCGCAGCTCATCTGATTATCAATCCAGACTGGAAAGACATCACCGTTACAGATAGCTCCTACAGGGGCATAGACTTTATGCCATGTAGTATACATTCCATCGAGAACACCTACAGATGCTGCAAGATATTTCCCTTCAGCAATCCCAGCGATGAAACTTTCGCAATGGACAACAGTCGGACCAGGAGTCCCAGCCCAGCTCTCCATCTGTATCTGACTACCGATAATGCCAGCAGCACACTCAGTAATTCCCCAATGAAACTGAAGAGCCGTAGCACCAGAACCACTAGGAATCTTACAGTATGTTCTGATGATACCCTGTCCACCGACGACTGGGAACTCAGTTCCATAGTCGCCGATCCTGATAACGCGTTTATTTGTAGCAAGAGTCGCAGTTGCAGGAGCATAAATCATATGCTCAGTGAAAGCACCAGCGAAGTCAATCGGAATCCCACTGAAGTATGCCTTAGAATCTCCTACATTGAAGTCGACATACTTTGCAGTTGATCCAAGGAATATCTTAAAGTCAATATCCTTAGTCCCGTTACCAATGTTTATAGCTCCGACGTCATCTGTCAGAGGAAGGATGTTAAGTGCAGACCCATCCCAAGCGACAGAGACATCTTTACTGCTACCAAAGTCCAGTGGAATATCATCTGAGAACTTTGCCAGAGAGATATTACCTCTTCTGATAGCATTATAGATAAGTCGGTTTAGTCCACTCATTTCTTTCTCCTTTACTTATAAACAGTTAAAAGGAATCCCTGTCCGCTACCAAAGTCCTTTGACTCTTCCTACTGATCTGTTTCCTACTTAGCGCATTATGCTTACATTATGTAGGAACACACGTTCCAGCAGATATATCAAACGCTTTGGTAAATTTATTACCATAGCCAGTGTTACATACCTGAAATAAGGTCAGCAACGTCAGCTTCCATTCTTGTCATATTAGGCCCACCTCCACCAGGCCTCGAAGGTGATCCTGGCACAAAAGCAGGAGGCTCTTCCACAGGTGCAACTGAAGGAGTCCCCGGAGGCGCTACCACAGGAGGTGTGCCAGCTGGTAACATCTTCAGTCTGGCTCGTACCTCAGCACCTAAATTCTTGATAACATTTTCCAGATTCCAAGTTGGGTTCTTCGCAGCAAGATCATTTGCTACCATCCCTACATATGCCTTATTTCCAGCAAGATCTTGATTATGAGCGTAGAACTCATTCACTGCCATCTTCTGCGTCACAACTGTGTCAGTTGCCTTTGTTACCAGATGTGGCATTGCTTCGAGAATCGTTCTACTATTATCAGTAAATGCCTTAGTCAGAAACGCATTGAAGTTGTCTATATTATTCAGGATCTTATCAAGATCCTCTTCCTTCTCCACAAACTTTATAACTACAGGCTCCGCGTTTGGGTCTGGAACCAGTGGTTCAGCTGCAGGTCTAGGTGCAGTTGCTTGACTAGCAACAGTCTCTATCATCCTCCTCAGCTCATCTACAGTCCCACGAAGAGCCGTGATCTCTACATCCCTTGGATCAGCAGCAGGTACCACTGGAGGAGGCTCAACAACTGGGGGTGGTACTGTTATATCACCTGGCTCCACAACAGGCGGTGGCTCAACTACAGGAGGCACTACCACAGGCTCCACCGGAGGGACCTCTGGAGGTATTACCGGAGGTACAACAGGAGCTGGCTCCACAATAGGAGGAACTGGCTCAACTGGAGGCACAACTGAAGGTACTATGGGAGCTGGCTCTGCAGGCCCTAGTAAATCATTAACAGCTGCTTCCATCACTTTATCCGACCTACTTTCATTAACCTTAGGTTCCATCTTCTTTCTCCTCCTTCTCCTTAGCTTTATCAAATTCAGTTTGTTCTAACATCACCGCTGGAAGATCAATGATCTCTCCAATTCCAGCTATGATACCTTGATTCCTACATATCTGTGATGGCTCCTTAAAGGGGTCAAGACGATTATTATCCTCCATAAGTCCAGACGTCCTCGAAACCATAGTCGCAACTATAGCCCTCCACATTCTGCTTTTCACGAAATCCTCTATCTCGTGTCTAGCAAATTCTCGCTTCTCCAGATCCTCTGTCATTATTCTCCTCCTACAGGAACAAGATTACCCTTCTGTGCCTCACTTGCCACTGTTGCATCTGGCATTGTTGTTGCTTGTACACGAGGCATAGGCTTCGCTTTAAAGTCACTAAGATCCTTAATACCACTCATCCTAGCGATCCTCTGAAAAATCCTCACAATATCGAACTGACCTGCCAGAAGTGGGTTAGTTACTATAGACTGAAATAGCGTAACCATAGTATTAACGTCACCCTCTCCAGGTATACTTCCATCCGACTCAACCACATCATAGCCAATCACTGTATCAAAGGGATTGACCATCTTCCTCTGAATGTCTCCAAATTCAGCTCTTAGCTCATCTTCCCACCGACCTGTCATGCTGACATACAGACCCTTAGACATGAGCTGCTGTGTATGACTTGCCAGCATATATCCTAGATCATGCATAGTCTGCATCGATGTAACCTTTGCAGCCTTAGCAAGGCGGCTCAGAGCACTCTGGCGTGTACCCTGAGCTTCCGTAGCACTGACCCTCTCCGAGCCAGACCGCGCAAGACCCATCACACTATCAACAGAGCCAGAACAGGTCTTGATTAGTTCTGTAATATACGCAGAATCTTTAATGTGATTCTGTGTAATGTCAGTAACCTTAAGCTGCATAACAGCATGCTCAACTCCACGTCCCCAAGCAGCTCGTCTCATCCTTATAAGCTTTCCAGGAGCTGGATCAAGAAGGTCATTAATGTTCACTAGACTAGGGTCAACAATCAGCATATCGTTAATGCTCTTACGAACATTCTCGATATGTGAGTTGATAAGCCAATCCAGAGCTCCTTGTAGCCCGCTTATGATCTCTAAACGAGATATAGGAGTAACACTATATCCATCGAAGTCAGGACTACAAGTAACAACAGGATACATATTGTGGTTAAGACCAAGAGGCTTAGCACACCTAATGTACTTATCAGCCGCAACACAGAAGAGCCACTTTTCAGGATACTCCTTAGGTCCAAGTCCCCACTCCTTCGGGATCAGATTAACATAAAGAAAGACCTGATCAATAGGAGATGTTGAACTAGGTGCCATACCAGTACCACCAAGATCATAGTGTGACTCTCGTCCAGATGCACTCCGTGCCTTGTTCCATTGACTAAATCCATTAGATCCCTGTGTTCCAGCCATATACCTACCATTGAAGTAGGTTTCATCCTTCTGCTCATGTTCCAGCATCCTCATGTAGTTTGTAGTCTCTATCCACCCTACAAACTCACCCCTTTGTATATCCTGCACCGGCACATTAGGGTCTGGAAGGTACATATAAGGGTCGATATTCTTCAGCATATTCCCTTCATAGAGAGTAGCATCCTGACTTTCCCTTTTCTTCCCTCCACCTATCCAACTTCCAAAGATCGCCGAAAGAAATCCTGCATCGACCATCACTGATCTTTTTCCGTATATCTTATCCCAGTATGGAGCTGCTGACCCAAATCCATAGGACCAAGCATCTCGGAAAGTAGTATGAAGAGAAAGAGCCATCTTCGCTCTTCGACTTTGTACCTCGATCACTTTCTCCAAGAGAATCGCACCAAACCTATCCTCTGGTGAAGAACCTTCATATTTGAATATAGGATCATCAAGGAACGCTGCGACTAGGTACGTCAGCAAGGTCTCCATAGTTGCAAAGCTATAAGGGATAACAATAGAGACAGGCCGCCTTTCGTCGTTATCCTTTACCTTCCTCTCTGCCTCATCTATCGGAATGTATGCAGTGAGGGTTTGGTCTATCTTCTTCCAACTCTTGTGTCTCTTACTAATCTCCCTAGAACTCTCCTGCACTCTAATGTTCAGTCTCGATAGTATAGCGGTATGTAGAGGAGAACCCGGACGAAGGTCAAGCCCTCGAGGATATGTATAGCCTAAGTCCTGCCCTACAACCAAGCTCGATGCAGTGCTATTTGGATCTAAAATAGTAGGCATTTATGCAGCTCTCCAATTCTTTAAGGCTGGTTCATTCTCTGCCTCAAGTCCATCGTATTCATCATCTGGAGGCGTCTCTCCATCTGTTGAAGCATCTGCCGCAAAGTATCGCTCACCAAGCTCAAGCATCTCAACTAAGTAAGCAGTTGCATCCATTACATCGTCTCGTTTACTCTTTGGAAACGCAATAAGCTGGCTCTCAAGAATCTGCGATATGTTCTTGTTATGCCAGATGTAACCAAGACGGTATAAGGGATTCAACATCGCTATGCGATCTTCCTTCTTACCCCGTGCCTTGAGCTCTATAAGTCGATAGAACTTTCCACGCTTCATCATGAATGTAGTGATAGGATAGGTGATGAACTCATTGAGACCTGTCACTTCATACCCAATAGTTCTTGCTCCTATTCTATCTGCCATGTCAAAGGTTCTCGCGTATATCTCATCCGGATGCATCATACCTGCATCAATGTCTCGAATGTAGATCCGAGGAAGCTCTGTGTTCACTCCAACTCCAACTATTGCAGAATAATCTGAAGAAACCTTTGTACTCTTCGCAGGATCCATTATGACTATACTTTCAAGTGCACCAAGTTTCTCTGTAAATGCAGCATCACTTTCGAGATAGTACTTAAAGTAGGACTCCTTAAATACTGCATCCTCCTTTGCAATAGCCTGACCTCTAAACTCTCTTGCGAACGTATCCAGAAGGCCTTGGCACCTAAAGGTCTCGTACAATTCCTTAATTGCATCATCTGACATGAACGCTGGCCAGTTACTGTGAAGTGCATCATCACATAGATCTATATCTATATGATACCAAGTTGGATCATCCATCAAGTCTGCCAGCAGACTGTCCTGATGCTTCAAAGTGTCTATGTAGACAATCTTCCAATTAGAGTTGCCTCTATCCACACTATTCAGAACATCTGCAAAGAACCACTGCTTAAGTTTCTTCCTCTGTTCCTCTGAATCAACAGCTTCTGAATCCTCAAGATCATCCACGATAATGAGATCAGGTCGATACTTTCCCCACCGAACTCCACGAACCTGCTGTCCAGCTCCTCTAGGAAACATGAGTGTTTCCCCATTCACCATCCACATCTCCTTGCTGAAGGCAGGGTCTATACCAGTCTCATTGGCATTGTTAGTTCTTACATTTCCAAACACCTTCTTAATAAGAATGTTTGTCAGAAGCTCTCGCTTTAGGTTTTCACTCTCAAGAACAGCCTTAGTCGATGTGGTACTTATTGGTACTATAAACTTCTTTTCCCGAAACAGTGCCTTCTTTCCAGCATACGCTATATTTAGGATAGTGGACTTTCCCCATCCTCGAGGTGCCTTTATTACCACCTTTTGTAACCTATCATCATCAAGAGCCTCAAAGATAGGCTCGGTAATAGGTGCAAAAGGGCGATAGAAAGAGTCAGCAAAGAGGATCTGTGCGCTTGTCTTTGTGCTACTAAAGCAGCGCGCCATTACCTCTTTGATCTCTTCTTTAGTGTCAAGGTTCATGGTGCTATGTTGTCTCCTTTATATGCAGTAGGCCCTACGGAGACGATCCTCTCTTTCATTCCTGGAAGTCCGTAGACCCACCCAGAGATAAGGTCTGTAACTGCAGACGTCTTCACACTCGGGTTTATCACAGCAATAATCTTCAAGATCACCCCAACTCCTGTGACAACAAGCAGCATCGTTACGCTATAGTCCGACGCTATCATAGCCCACCAGTGATTACTGAGAATCCCTTCTATCATATAAGTTGCACTCCTTCCTTGTGAATACCAAGCTTACTCAACTCACCTGGATATGGTGCAATACCAGAATATCCATAGCAAACATAGACATATTCCGAGCACCATAACTGTTCGATATCGGCAGAGATTTTCCCGAATATTTGCTTTAACAGATTCTTATAGTCATACTTAATACCTATCAGACCTAAGGCCATCTCACCGATGAATGTTCTCTTTTTATCCCAGTCTTCTTTCAAAGGATACCACCAAAGATTACCGTCAAAATGCTCAAGGCGCCGAGACAGAAGACTAAGTACAGTTCCCTTACTGATAGCCTCTGTTGTAAACCTATGCCTTTCCTCCCCCTCATATTCAGAGAGACGAAGAATCAGTGAAGAATGACTGACTTCATAGCCTGTCCACCAGCAGATTAGCGTACCAACTGTAGAATTAGAACGCCACTGAAGCAGATCTCCTGTCTTCATTTGCTCTTTAACTGCTCGATATCTAGTTAAATCATTCATTACATCTCCTTACTTCCCTGATGAGACTATCGGTGCCGCAGTTTTTGTCGTGCCTCCTATCATGCCTGCGACCGAGTTCCATAAGGACACTACCTTATCCAATATCCCTGCAAACCAACTGTTATCAGGAACCATTATTCTCTGCGTCAATACGCCGTCACTATAAACCTCTGTCACAGCATAATTACTAAGAGTCATAGTTGAACCATCAACACCTTTCATAGACAAGGTAGCCGCACAACCAAACATGAAAAACAAAGCAACTAAAAGAACCATTATCCTTTTCATAAACCCTCCTCTATGCATAAAAGCTGTGGTTGCCAATAGTGAGCACATGCTTAAATGAACTTTTCCAATACACATCACAGTCTATTCTACAATACTGAGTTGCATGATTTTCTGCAATCTCCAGTGTTCGTGGAATAGTTCCCTGTAACAATCCAACAGCAATACAGAAGCAGTCATTGAGTTCTATATTCACACTCATTGCCGCATCCCAATTATTTGCTATAAACTCTAACCTAACTCTGTTAGGATTCTTATCATTAAAACAAGAGAACTGTTTAGGTAGCAAGCATACCTCGTGAACCGTAGTACCATCCCAATCTCGATGATCGACGCGTTCGAGAATCGTACTACCTACTGCGATCTTCCCTTCTGTAGGCTCTCCACGCGCCTCTCCATAAAGAGTAAGCCCTACAATTTGTGCCTCAGATAGCCGCCAGAAAACATTCACTTCATCTCCTAACGAGGAATCACTACATTCCCCTCAGAGTTGTGACTATGTCTGTTGATCCGATCCCACTTATCATTTGATAAGCGCAAGCAATCTGTTATATCTACCTTTGTACGAAGAGTAACCTTCACTGAAGATAGACACTCATCGAGATCAGTGATCTGATCAACAAGACCTTGATGCCGTTCTTTAGCGCCTACTTGCCAAAGTTCTAAGTTCTTGGCAGTTAGTTCATCTTTCGCCTTTATCAACCTCGTCAGCCACCATCCTAGAGATGGGATGAAGACTAACGTCAGACCACTGAGTATAACGGCAGTACTTCCGTCAGCCATCTTTCCCTCCTATCCACTAGCATCTTCAGCCTTCACATCCACGACACATAGACCAATCTCCTTCGCCCTGCTCTTAATATCGTCTATGTCCTCTCTCGTCAAATGCATAGATACACTCTCCGTTCTAAGGGTGCGCACGGCTGCATGACCCGCCCTATCAAGGATGTCTGTAGCAGTCTTGAACCTCGTACCCTCCATACCATCTATCAGGAGATCTTCCAACACCTTAAGAGCGATAGGTGCAACTTCTTGTATCCTCTTAGCCACATCAACTGCATCGAGGTCTCTTGCCGCACGGAGAAGTTCGATCTCCCTCTTGGCAATAGGACTATTCAGTGTGTAAGAGACCATTGCTGCTGTTATACCTAACGTATCAGCAATGTCCACTCCCTGCATGCCTGTGACTGCGAGACGCAGAATCTCCCGATGTGTGTCCCACATAGTCTGTATCACATACTTTCGCTCTCCAGAAGCTGCATGTCCCACTTGTCTTATCTCCTAATCTAATAAACATCTTACTATTCTCATGAATACACCATACCACAATAATTCGTAGATGTCAACCTAATATTTGGTACAAATAGAACCTGTCTCATGTGTAATATACCACATCTCCATACAGGTGCAAAACGTGCTATGGTAATAAAAATACCATAGCCAGCATAAGCATAGTTATTGATATGTGCGAAAATGCACATTTAGATTCTTCAAACGTAATCTAAATAGAGGTTTGCGTGCGTGTCAGGTGTGGTGTTTCCCCTAGGGGGTGGCATTGTTTTTATATGCACATGACATGAAAATAAACCTTGACAAATGAAATGGAGTATGATATGATGTAATCAACAAAATGAGAATGTTCATTGACATACACTGGATGTGACGGTTGAGCGCTCGGGTGCGGTCAGACGTAAAGCAACGCACGCATGGGCGGGATTGCTCAAATCCGATTCAGGTGTTGATGGTATATAGACCATCCGTTCATGCCTTTCGTGGTGCGCCTTACATATTATGATATGGAGGTGTATTATGGAAAGCAAGGTAACGCTGTATGTATCTAGTGGTAAAGAGTCCGGTGAGCCTACTAAGACAAAGCTAACCATAGACTATAGCAATCTCACGGATGCTATGATCCGAGAGTATGCGACGGACTCTCTGGTTATCAAATGGAGGGCAACGTACAAGAACAGCAAGAAACCCTATCCGACCGAGGCAACGTACGTTGCACCTATCCCTGGCACACGGTCTGTACCGACTATGACGGACGACGAGATGATGGATCTGCTCGTCAAAAGGCTGGGATCTGTCGAAGCCGTGGAAGCGGCTATCAAGGGCAGAATGTAACGTAAACTTAAGGCGTACCGTGGAAGGCATGAATAACAGGAGGTGAGGTATGCGCGCAGGTATGTGGTACAATTCAACAGTTAAATCTATAACACAAGAAATATCACTCAATCTTCTTTCAGGTAGGAGTAAAGTCAATCTCCTCCAAAGCCTTATGGAAGATCTTGGAATCACCAAGATTATCGCTCAAGACCAACCCAAGTTTTCTGAGTTCATAAAAGTTCTGGATGAACAGAACAAGATTGCTTGGAATCAAGAAGCACCAATACTGACTATCAAACCAAAGATGTATTAAAGACTTCCTGCCTTCCACAAAAGCATGAACAATCGCTATGGTATTTTATTTACCATAGTTATCGACAATATGTATTTGCATACGTAGGCTGTATGTGTATGTAACCTGTAGGCTGTATTCATACCCATATGCCTTCCTCCAAATCCATTTACCATAGTGAGTGTTGGTATAAGGGGTGAATACTGTTTGGTTCTAACTAAAAAAAAAAGAAAAAAAGATATATATATTCCTCTCCTCTCTATCCATATCACTACCTCTATCTCTATCATCATTAATAGAGATATACATATCATGGCTATGGTATGTGGATTATGAGAAATGGGTATGGGTGTGAATACTGCATACTGGTTACATTGCATACAGCCTACGATATACATTGTATGCTGTATGTATTTGTACCACGAATAGGTCTTGACAACTTCCATGTTTTATGATATGCTGCTTATAATAAGAGAATATAATGCGACAAGGAGGATCTGGAAAGATGAGTACAGTTAATGTGCAGGGAAGAATAGACATGAAGAGTCTTGCGGCTGTTGCAAGAGCGTATGTGGAGAGGGGATCTACATTTGGTAGCAGGTCTGATCTTATGTGGAGAATAGTAGAGGACGCAGCTATTGCAGCAGAGAGCAGCGGTGCGATTAGGCCAGAGACAGATGAAGAGGCCCTACAATATCTCAGGCAGGTAGGTCTCAACATTGCCATGAGTGATAGGAGTAGGAGAGAGGTACGAAGGGCACTTATAGATGATGTGGGAGTGCATGACTACTATGGTGAGGATCTATTTGCAAGACGAGTCACCAAGGCACAGTTGAAGAATAGACCTAAGAACACACAGACAGATGAAGAGTTGTTCAAAGAGCTCTACGAAGCAGGTGTGAAGCTGGGATATAAAGGGACATATGAAGAGTATACTGCTGGCATGAGAGGAGATAGTGGTAGATTGACGCGACCTGATGCAGCGCTTATATAACTATGGTAAATTTAATACCATAGCGCGCGAGCATAGTATGTGTGCAATGGTATTGACTTCTTACGCATTTTGTGGTATGCTGGACACATGAAGATAGGAATAAAACATGAGCGGACATACTATAATGAAGGGAGGTGATATCATGAAGGTGAGTATGAATCTACGGATCACTAAAGATGAAGTGGGAAGGTTCAATGGATATCTATCTTCAAACGGACATTACATTTGGTCCTTCTGGGAAGGGGAGTGCTTATTGACAAGTTCTATTGGTACAAAACTCAGAAACTGGCACTTAAGAGCGCAAAACGAGTTGCCAAGAGATTCAACTTCACTATCAATAAGGTGGAGTGTACTGGAGGTAGAAATGGACATCCAGCTTAGATACATAGTAATTCCGTGGCTGATAGTCATAGCCATGTGGTCTACGGTTATCTGGATTATGGAGTGAACAATGGAGGTGCAAAATGAAACTCAGTTTAGAACATGAAGGTTACATCACCAGGTTCTTTAACGAGCAACATAATCTATTCATAACAGCTTGCAAGAGTGTCCCTCCTCCTTGGGGAAAGGTTGGTGGAGATATGATAACTCCAGGCATCCCTCCTACAAAGCGGCAGGCGAGTAAGTGGCTCAGAGGAAAAGGCATAGCATATAAAGTCTATCGAGGAAGAGTATAACGGAGGTGCAAACATGGCTACACTGGATGAGATTGATAGGCTCTTTGCCTATCTTGAAGACAAGGAACATTATCTATACCGCCAACCTAATACAATAGTCAAGCCAAGAGCCTCTCGAAGAGGCGCAGTCGTCTGGATCATGAAGGATGGTGTTCTAGTTGATTTTAGGAAACAGGAGGATGATAACATTGGACAGAAACGTGGCTATGATCCTGTTATACGCGGTAATTTTAGGACTAGTGATCTGGATAACAAGCATATAGAAATGGAGGTGCAACATGAATGAAGAGATGGAGGAGAGTGATCTATGTAGTTCATGTCTCAACAAGGATGAGTGTCATTCTCGAGATGTTGAGAATGGAAGGAGCATGTTCCTTCAAGACCAGTTTGAGTATTGTATGAGTCTTGGATATCCTGAGTATATAGATGATGATACCTGGATAGATTGGTCTCTCTCAGATGGTGAACCTTATGATTCAAGAGTTGAGGATAGATAGATGCGACTAGTAACCTTATGGGAGTGGAAGTGGCTCCTCTGTATTGGGAAAGGAATAGCCTATTAAAAGGAGGGAGTGATGGATAGAAACGAAACCTTAGTTCCATTGGATCTATCAGACGCTATCGCCATGACCCAGAGACAGAAACAAGAGATCGCCGAGCTGAGGGCAATAGTAAATGAAGTGAATGCTGAGAAAGATGCCGAGATTGCCGACCTGAAGGTGGAACTACAAGTCTCAAAAGCGTTAGAAGCAAGGTTTTTCCCGCAAGAGGCAGCCCATGATGTTGTTAATAAATTAACAGTGGCTGGTTTTGGTGGGAAAGAATACACCCACGGAAACACACTGCTTGGCATGGCTGAGAATTGTTTAGATAGTCACGCTGCCCTGAAAACCATCGCATCTAAAATTGAAATGTGTTTGGGTCTGCGAATTGAAGCGTTGAACAAGGAGATCGACGCCCTGAAGGCGCAAATCCAGATGATCTTTGAAAAGCTGGTGGTGGTGGTGGAAGCCATGCGGGAAGCCCAAAGCAGGAAGTAGTAATGTCGGGGGGAGCGCGCTCCCTGAATCACCCAATCCTGCCTACCAGCACCTTAAATGGCATGGAACACCCTCCGCCGAGTTGGGTTCGCCCAAGTGGGGGGCCATGCCAAATAAAAAAAAAGGGGGGGGGGAGGTGCAGTATGAACTTACTCTTGTCACAAGATGAGCGCAACAGATTTGCTGACTGGTGCGAGATGGAGGCTAGTAGTAATGACGGCATCATACAGCAGATGGAAAAGATGAACATCCATCAGAATATAATAAAAAGTAGAAAAAGCGAAGTCGTTGCTTATCTCATTGTTGCAGGTATACTTCGCAGAATTGAAGATGCTTAATTAAAGGGAGGTGCACTATGAACGTGATGGGTGAGTTACAATCTATCATGCAATCGGGAGGTATAAGCAGGGCAAGGCTCTCTTCAATTCTTAGGGAGTTAGCGGACTTGCAAGAGAAGAGAGTACGCACTCCCTACAAGCGTGCTATGCCTGTTACTCAGTACACTGAAATTGAGCGCAACACAACGTGTCTACATTGTGGAAGCGTTCATAAGTCAACAATTAAGTTTAAGGAAAGAGAAGATACAGTTGGCATTAACGAAGGAGGTAAGGTCATGATTATCAACTCTCAATCTCCTGCAAAGGTAGATTGTGTAACACGCTACTGCAATTTGTGTAGTGACTTTGTCTCTAAGATGTCAAGGGAAGAGCTCGAAGAACGGTATATGATTCTTCTCACTGGATATAAAGAGGTAAAAAGCTATGGTAAATTATTTACCAAAGCGCAACGGCAAGATGAGGAGGAATAATGAAACTTAAAGTAGCTCTAGAGATTGAGGCAGAGCAAGTAGCGCTGTTTGATGGCAAGTGGTATTGTGGTAATAACTGTCTATTCAATGACAGCGGTGAGTACTGCCAACTCTTCAACAAAAATATGACGGCTCGTCTTTCAGAGTGTATCTTATCTCAGATAAAGGAGGAAGATAATGACACAACTATACCTACTTAAGATGTGGGACAATAACGATCAAGAGGTATTTTTCAAGTTTAACCCAAAGGAGGTGAAGAAGAATGGAAAAGCAAGAAATCATTCTCGACGTAAAGGCACCAAAGAAACACTCAGTTTGCTACAAAACCTTAAAGTCAAATGTCGCAGTGTTTTCTGTCTATGTTATGCGAAACTACTTAGGACCTTCAGTTCCTAAGGCGATTAAGATTACCATTGAGGAGGCATAGTATGAGTGATAATGGTCTTACGCACGAGCAGTATCTCGGCGATGGTCTGTATGCAGGGTTTGACGGCTATCAGATTATTCTTGCTGCGAATGGTAGACTCGGCACAAAATACTGTTATGATAAAGTCGCTCTAGATCCTCATGTTACTGAGGCCTTTATTAAGTATGTGAAGCGCTTGAGAGAAGCAGGAGAACCTATATGACTCGTCACAGTCAAGTGCTCTATCAACGGCAGAAAGGAGAGAACATATGACAGGTAACCATCGAGACTTTCCAGGACGCGATCCTAACGAACCAAGTATTCATGATCATGGAGCTCCCTATAATAAAGATGATGAGGGGAACTGTGATTGCTCATCTTGCCGATATACAAAGTATATACGGCGGCGAGAAGAAGCGGCGATTGATAGAAAGGAGGTATAGACAAAAAACAAAAGGTGACCATGCGTAGGCAACAAGGTATTGACAACTTTTCATTTCCATGATACCATGTTTGCTACAATGGTCGAGTGTTTTCTGACAGTAAACATCTAACAAGAGGAGGTAAGAGAATGATCGAAGTTACCGCAAAAGTACCAAAGTTGGGGAAGGAAGCAACAATTCTGGTCGACCTAGGCGACGACGCAGCTGATGCGATCGTGAAGTTTGGAGACGATGTTGTCTTCAGTAACTATCTCGCCAATACCAAGGTCGGGATTCAGTCTGGAATTCGTAGGTGCATCGAAGCAGGTCTCGCGCCTAATGAGATCCAGACCAAGTACGACACCTTCAAGCCTGGTGTGACTGTGGATCGAGTGGTTGATCCTGTCGCCGCTATGGCTGCGAAGCTGTCAAAGATGTCGCCGGAAGAGCAGGAAGCCGCCTTCGCTGCCTTGCGCGCCAAGATCAGCGGCCAAGGCTAAGCCGCAGATATTCCAGTTCGGGAGCGTCTGGACAAAACGCTCCCTTTTTTTCTCTTTCGCTATAATTGTGGTTTTTTACTAACAATGTGCATGGAGGTGTTCTGTGGTAGACTATAGTAAGTGCGTATATGGTGAAGGTATGAATGTTCACCATTGGAGTAAGAGAGAGGTAGAGTTCTATCAATTCGCTAGAGTAGTCGAAGGTCACATAGACAAGTATACAATACCTCAGTATGGAGATGCTCCAACTGATCTGGTGGAAGAGTGGACTCCATCTCAGTGTATGGACTGTGTTAAACGCTACGCTAGTAGAATAAACAACAGTAGTCGTGGTAGACTGGAGAGCCTTAGAGATATGGCTAAGATTGCGCACTTTGCGGCTATGTCTTTTTATAAGATGCAGCCAACAGCTGAGGAGATAAAGAAGGTACAGGAGGGAAGGACATGACTCTCAAAATAGTCGCAAAGCTTGATAAGAGTGGCAGTGAGTACAGGATCTATCATCACTACACTTTCGGTAAACCTGGATCAGATGTGAATGGAGGATTTTATATCAACAAGACGATGGTGAATCCTCCTGACTTTATTGAGGTAGAGATTAATCATAGAGGAGAATAACATGACCTGGAGAGAGTTGAAGGAGCTTATAAAGAATATGCCAGACGATCAGGAAGTTACCTTGATAAGAGTTGCAGATGACAACTACTATTATAAATTGGAGCACTTCCTTTTAGATGATGAACTGGTTATTAGAGATGCCTAACTTCTATGTCACATTTGGTCAGAGGTTCCGACGACAGCCTCATCCTGCAAGTGATAACATTCATCCAGATGGTTATGTTAAGATTGAGGCTGTTACTTACGCTGTAGCAAGAGCAAAAGCTATGGAGCTGTTTGGTCCGATGTGGGCATTCATCTATGAAGAAGAGAAGTTTGAGAAGTGTAAGCACTATTTCCCAAGAGGGGAGATAAAGTTATGAGTAGAAAAGGAATACAACTTTGCTATCCATTCGAGGAGAGTCGCCTCACCAAGTGGAAGGCTCCATACCTTATTCAACCTAAGTTGGATGGTGATAGATGTCGGGGATGTATAGACTCTCAGGGGAACGTTGTTCTGTTGTCTTCAGAGGAGAACGAGATTGTATCCGTTCCTCACGTCAACGCTGCATTGAGCAGTTTGCACCTCCGCGATGTGGAGTTTGATGGAGAGCTATACATCCCTGGCGCACCACATGAGGCTATACATAGTATTGTATCGAGAGAAGTAAATATGCATCCAGACTCCACTTATATGGAGTACCATATCTTCGATCTCATTTCAGTAGGATCTCAGGTGGAGAGAACAAACAACCTACTCCATACTATAAACTACAAGCATATAGGAAGATGGCTTGGGCCAATCCAGATAGTACCAAACCAGTTTGTTTGGACAATAAATGAAATCATGTGGAAGTTAGATAACTATATAGAGAGAGGCTATGAAGGCTTCGTCATTCGAGATAGTCATGCACCCTATGTTCGCAAGCGGAGTACACAGATGATGAAATTCAAGCCAAGGAAGGAGGACATATATGAGATCGTTGGCTATGAAGAAGAGATATCTATTGAGGGTGCTCCGAAAGGATCACTTGGTGCCCTTAGATGCAAAGGAAGTGATAGCACGATCTTTAATGTGGGAAGTGGGTCGCTGCTTACACGAGATGCGAGACAGGAACTATGGAAGACTAAGGATGCTCTCATTGGGAAGTATGCCAGAGTCAAGTACCAGCATCTCACCCATGCTCGTGGGGTTCCAAGATTCCCAGTAGTTGTAGAGATTATGGATCTACCACAATAACTATGGTAAATTATTTACCAAAGCGGGAGATAATGAGCTTAGAACCACCTAAGACTAAGACTGGAGTTATCTGTAAGTTCTGCAAGTGGGATGATGCAAGGGATTTTCCTATGCTTGGTAGTATACAGTATGTATGTCCTAAGTGTTCTCGAAGCTGGGTTGTTGTGGAACCAAGTGTTTCTAACAAGGAAGGAGGAGACTAATGCTTGTCATTATCTTAACACTCGCTACTATCGTTATTATGTTCTTCATATTCATTATATTTTGTAGTCTAAAATTATCTAACCAAGGTGACAAAGATGTAAAGCAAGCTTATCGTCCGAAGAGCACTGAGCAATGTAATAGGTGGTTTATAAGGAGGGTAAAGTGAACTTCTTTGTAGGCACCTTCAACTATCAAGGAGAAGTCAGCACACTAAAGACGCATATAAAATGTACTTGCTCTGCACAGGCACACCATATCTTCACTGCTGTACTTGCTAGGAAGTATGATACAACATTTAGGCATATGAAGGCTTACTTCAACGGAGAGAAGGATAACCATAAAATAGAGGAGGTGAAAGAATGAGCGGAAGGAATCGAAGTCAAAAGGTGTTTCTCACAGTTGAAAGTACCCATATAGCGTTTCTTCCTGCGGGACATTACTCTCTGCACATAGATCATGTGCGGATAGAGAAAGGAAGTGTGAGAATTGTGGCAAGAATCATAGACACAATCGTCTATAAAGAAGAACTGGAGGTGAAGGAAAATGGCGACTAAAGCAGATGAGAACAAAGCGTGGAAGAGGCTTGCGGCCTATCCTCATGGCACTGTGAAAGTTTTAAAAATGGAGCGGGAGTCTTATGTGGAGAATGGAAAGCCGAAGTATAAGGCATATATCTCAGACGCTAAGCCATATGGCTGGACAGACCCTTACGATGATCCTATGGAGGCTGTTGATGCTGTTATCAGAATGATGGAGACCACGCGTGAGGAGGCTACTGATGGAAAGTGAATTGGATAAAGTTATCGCTATGAATAATCTTGAGGCAACACATAGGGATATGTGGGAAAGCAAGGGCAAGAACCGCGAACTGCATGAGCTATTGGGGCTGTGGCGTAAAGATGGCACTAATCCTGACTACGCCGCCCATCCATGGCTTGTACTAAAGGAGATGAGGAATAGAACGGACTGGCCGAAGTATGAAAAGTCTTTGCCTGCCCTTTATCATAATAGATTTTCCAGAATGGATGTATTGCTTGACTACATCCTCTCTACCGCCGGTGAGCTGAGGGATCAGACTATTGAATGGTTAAGGAAGGAGGCCTATGATGCATCTAATCCCGCATAACACTTGGAAGATCCACGATGCAAATAAGATCCAAGCCTACATGGACTGCCCTCGTGCATACTTCTTTGAGTTTGTACTCGGCTGGAAACCTGAAAAGTCGAACATACATCTTGAGTTTGGAACTGCTATACATATCGCACAGGAGCATCTTCTCTTACATGGTTATGGAGATGTCTCGGTCCTAGGAGCATACACCAAGCTTCATACGTACTATCGACAGTTCTTTCCAGATATTCTCGATGATGCTAATCATCCAAAGACACCAGCGATGGCTCTTAAGGCTCTGATGGAGTATGTAATAGAGTATAAACGTGAAGAATTCAAGGTTCTGTATACTGAGATAGCTGGAACTGTATCACTTACAGATAGAATAGTGCTCCACTTCAGAATGGATTCTATTCTTGAAACAGCGGATGGAATCAAGAGTCGTGAGCATAAGACAGGTTCCCAGCTCAGTAGACCTTGGACAGACCAGTGGGCACTAAAGGTTCAGACTGGAGTCTATAATCATGTCCTCTATTGTATCTTTCCTCCTGAGAAGGTGTGGGGAGTAGAGATCAATGGAATTATCTTTGGTAAGAAGAATATCCAGTTCGTTCGTGTTCCTGCCCGACGAACTCTTCAGTCCATGGAAGTGTGGTACTGGAATACTATAGAATGGATAGAGGAGATAGAAGAGGACTTCAAGAGACTTGAGCTCCATCATGAAAGTGATGTAGTCATGAAGTGCTTTAAGATGAACACAGAAAACTGCACCAAGTACTTTGGTTGCAAGTATCATGACTTCTGTATCGCTTGGCCAAATCCGATAGCAAGAGCAGATGAGCTTCCTCTTGGCTTTAAGGTGGAGTACTGGGATCCTTCGTCTGTTGTGCTTAAGGCTAAGCAGGTATTCAACATAACACAGCAACATAAAGAGGATGAGAGATGAGAAAAGTATCAGCAAAGATATATAATGTTCTTACAAAACAGTGGGTACAGATTACTGGAAACTTTCATATATGGGGAGCAGCTTATGAAGAGTTTCATTCTGGCCCTGGTAATTACACTATGGCTATCATTGAACTTAAGGGAGGGAGAGTAGTAACTGCTCTTCCAGAAGATGTTACTTTCATGGACTAATCAAAGAGTGAGGATGAAATGATGCCACTTGACATAAAAAAGGAATTCGCAGACATTCGTGCTATGTACAACACTCAGGCGCAGCAGTACCACGCTGCATTTCTAGTTTATGGAGGCTCTGGTACAGGAAAGACACGTCTCCTTAAGACATGTCGTCGTCCTATTCACGTTGACTCCTTTGATCCCAGAGGGACTAAGACTATCAGAGATGAGATTAAGGAAGGTTGGATCCTGGCAGATACTCGCTATGAGATAGAAGATCCTTTCAATCCCACTGTTTTTAGACTTTGGGATAAGGAGTATGAACGTAGGCAGAGAGCTGGGTACTTTGAACATATCGGTACTTATGCCATAGATAGTGCTACAACATGGGCCTCTGCTGCCATGAACCAAGTTCTGAAGACGGCAAAAGGAGGAAGTCGAGCAGGCTCTCAGCCTTGGGAGAATGACTATCTCCCCGCCATGTATATGATAGAGAATGCTGTGAAGGACTTCCTTACACTTCCATGTGACATAGTTCTTATTGCTCATGAGAACAATCTCAAGGATGATGTTACAGGGAAGCTGTATGTCACACCTCTTTTTGTCGGTAAGCTCCAACAGCGCGTACCTATCCTTTTTGATGAGCTCTATTATGCTCAGACTACACGAACAAGCTCGGGCATAAAGTATACACTCTTAACTCAGTCCGATGGAACTTTCCGTGCTCGGACTCGACTTGGAAAGGAGGGATTGTTTGTACAGAACGAAGAGCCAGATGTAAAAATGCTACTGAAAAAGGCGGGATACTCAACGGATGATAAACTATACTAGCAAGAAAGGAGGACGATATGCCTAAGAGAACTATCCAGGATAACTGGGATAAAGAGGCAGTAGTAGACACTTTTGTGTGCAAATTCTGCATGTTTTATCTCAACTACCGCTGCCGAAGACATGCACCAAAAGGACAGGAAGGCTGGTCTGCAGTGTATCCGACAGATTTCTGTGGAGATCACAAACTGGATAAGAATACAATGCGAGGTCTGTCATGAAC